TCTCAACCATTGATATTCTTGTGGCAATTCTACTATTTGCTCATGTTCTCCTGTGCCAATTAAATCATTTAATGCTTCTTGGTCTCCTCGTATTAATTCACCATATTCATCTGGCGTCCATAATCTTTCGTGCCATGTATCTAATAAACTTGGTCTATCATTTACTACAATCACTCCTGTTGCCCACCAATTTGACCTTCCCCAATCTTTTGTTAATCCAATTTTTCCAGCTGGTACAAGATGGAATATGTCTGAAATATCTGTAAGTATTTGGCAATCTGTATCTACCCAAACCACAGATTGTTCTGGACTTTCTTTAACACAATGAACTTTATAATACCAACCTATCTGTGAACTTACTACAACTTCAGAAAACCAAACTTGTTCATATTTGTGTTTCAATTTTTTTCGACAAGCAGAACTCATACCTAAATCCCACACACCAATTTTTTCTGTTTTATTGTACTTTAATGCATTATCAATCCACCATTCAATTATATCTTCACGGTTATTATCAATTCCTGTTACTATCATATTCTATTCCAATACACATCAACAAATTCTGTCAATTCTTTAAGACTTAATTTTGGTAAACTTTTTAAACCAAGAAATGTTTTAAGTTTATTATAAGATTGATAAAGGTCGTTGTTCTCCCACGGCTGATAATAAACATAACCTTTGTTATTGTTTTCAATACATCTATTATCTAACCATCTTTCTAATAACCAAAACCACATAAAGCAACAACTAATATTCTTTTCTGTGTTTTTTATCCTATCAATAATGTTTGTGGTGTCGTGCCTTTCATAATGGTCGATGGATAAAAAATCACAATTACCTTTATATTCATTAGCATCACAATTTATAATTTCAATCTTATCTGACCATTGCGTTCCAATATCTTTATGGTAATCTATTACTGATTTGTTTTTCTCCAATACAGTTATCTTCATTACTTCTGGTTTTGTTGCCAACCATTGTTCTCTCACACCAAATCCTAAACCTGTGCAAATAACATTACCAAGTGCTAACTTATAATGAGAATAAAATTGTAATGCTTGTTCGTGCCCTACAGTATACAACATCATCTGGACACCATCAACAATTAAATGCCAACGAGAATCTTTATCCTTATAAACAACTACTCCATTCTTACCGTATGGTTTAATCACAGGCGGAACATAATTTAACTTCTCTAAAAATGGATGATTCATACTTCATTACCCCAGCAATCCCATCCATTAATTTTTTCCCTAGCAAATAATTCAATCCGTGGTAAATCACCACACAATTCTACAATCTTATTTCTTATTATATCTGGTTTTCTTGAATGTTCTCTTATTTTATCTACCACAATTTGATGAACACTTGCTGATATTCTTTTTGGACTACCTTTAGTTGCAAGTAAGCATAATTCTGAATTTGCTCTTGTCCAATATCCTAAACCCCAAAAGAAACTATCTGACTTTTTATTCTTTTTGATCCAATTAAATCCACAAGTTTTATATTTAAATCCCCAAGCAGATATTGTTTCTATTCCCTCTAATAAATTTGGAAAAGTAACCCACAAAAATAATATACAATCTTTTTCAGATATATCTTTTATAGGTAAATTTTTAATTTCTTCTTTTGACATTATGTCGTAAGGTATCTTTCTTGTTTCATTTGTATCACTCCATTTTTTAAAATGCCAAGGCGGATCAGCATAAATGATATTGTATTTCTTATTCGGAAATGGGGTCTGCATCCTGGGCTTCAACATAAGTTTCCTTAATCATAACCTTTAACTTGTCCTTATCCAAATCAACTGCTAACTGGTCAACATAATTGCTAACTAATGTCATTGTATCTTCGGACCCTTCTACTACATCATCACTTACATTATGATGAGTTAAAGCAGAATAGTCTTCCAATATTTTTAATTCGTGAACTGAAATATCATTATATAATCGTTCTAACAACCTATCAAACATCTGATTATCTTTTTTATTAACAACAACCAGTTTAATAAATTTTTGATGTAATGGTTTAATATTAAAATTATCATAATTAGTTTCCGTATCATCATAAAATAATTTCTTAAATATTGTATATGGATTTTTAATATATTCTAATTCTCTTGTTGTTGTATCAAATATATGAAACCCCTTTTGGTTCTCATAATCAGCCCAAGTCATTTCATATTGACATCCCAAATAAAATACCTGGCCATCATCACTTTTCTTATGAAAGTGTCCACTCATAACTTTTTCAAATCTTGCAACTATACTTCTATCATAACCGTGAGTTTGAACCACACCATTTGTCATTGGGTATCCATTCAAATCTAAATGTGCTATAACAATATCGGCGTGTGCTGTTTCTAATGTTTTGAGGGAGTGTTCTTCGTTTTCTGGATTAATCCACGGTAGCATTAATATATTTAATCCATCAAAGTCTACAACTTTTGGTTCTTCATAAATCCAAGGCTCGTGTAGACCATCAGCAGTTGTACATAACTCCTTTATGGCATTTACTTTGTTTGTATTACGGAAATAAATATCGTGATTACCAATTATGATATGAGTATCTATTTTTTCATCCCATAATCGCTGTAAAAACTTGTGTCTAAAATTGTGTGCTATTCTATAGTTAATGTATTTTCTTCTATCTACAACATCACCTAAATGAATAAGTGTCTTGATATTATGTTCCTTTAAATAAGGAAAAAATATATCATTGTAAAATTTGTGAAAATAATCATCAAATATTAAACTATCATTACGAGCACCGAAGTGGGTGTCCGATAAAATCGCTATTTTCATACCTACCTTATAATATAATTACTTTTTGTCCTTCTTTTTCTTCTCGGGTTCTTCTATCTTTTGATTCCTTTGTAAAAAATCCAATAGTTGACTTCTGTATTGAGAGTCATCTCCTTCGTGTTGATCCATTATATTTTCAACACCTGCATTAGCAATCATCTTTTGTTTTACTAATGTTTGTTTCTTTTCTTTTTGTATTCGTCTTATAAATGCATAATATATAATCTGTGTAAAATATGCAAATGGATTTTTACTCTTTTCTGGATTAAAATTATTCATATACTGCAAACAGTTTTCTATACCATCCGAAATCATATCGTCTCGGTAAGTATAGTTAATAAAATTCGGTCGGTAAGATAGATGATTGGCAATCTTTAAAAAGCATTCACCTATATAGTTCGTAACATCTGGTTTTGTTTTGTTATTTTCTTTAGCATTATTAACTTTTTCTTTATGGATAACCATTGCTTCCAAAAACTTCTTGTTGTCCACATAGTGCTGTGTTACTTTCTTTTTCATAATAATTCTTTCATTATGTTTCTATTATACTAAATTTCCTTCTTGCTGTCAAGAAATAAATTAAATTCTTTGGAAGTAATATATTCCAAATTTTCACAATTTTTCCATTCTTCAACTTCACAATCTATTGGACTTGAACCAATAGGATTCATATTTACTTTCCAAAACTTGATGTTTGGAAACTTTTTAAATGTATTCTTATGTTGTTTGATCCAATTATAGGTTTCATCTGGATTATCAGGTCTAGCAAAATTAGCATTTTCTGTTGCATAACCATCCGTGCCTGCATAGATATTATTTATCTTATTATCTAATGAGTATAAATCGTGTCCTATAATAAAAATTTCTGTTGCTCCTAATTCACAAGCAAGATATATTGCCCTAGCGCCAGTTGCATAAGCAAAATTATCTATATCTGGTTCAATATTAACTACTTTATCTTCTTTTGCAACACCTGTAATATAAGTTATGCCTAAATTATGACCTTTCATAAGTGTGAATACTCCATCCGCACCGTGATAAACAACAGTTTGATCCCAAACAACTTCTTCACTATCATTCCAAACAATATCAGTTTTATCTGCCATTGTTCTTAACATTTCTTCTCCAACAAATCTCGGAACTGGTGTCCAGTATCCTAAATAAGAAACATTTTTAGAACAATATCCACTACGGTAAATTTCGTGACTCATTCTTGAATCTAATGCTACTAAAATGTCTGGTGTAAAATCTCTATAGATTGCGTTGGACCCAATCACAGTTCCATACTTTTTTAATTTATTAAGGTCAAATTCTTTTCGTGAATTACCATTACCTAAACAAAACATAATACTCATTAAAAAATCCTATAATATAAACAATTTGCTTGACAAATAATCCTATGGTGATATAATAGACCTGTAGGGTTTTGCAGATGGAATAAAACCTAATGTAAGGTCCTAGGAGTAGGTTTATTCAAAAAATCTAATTCTTCATCGCTCAATTCATCCATCATACTTCGTCTTTCTTCTTCCGTAATTTGGTCTTGTTCCATTTGTTCAGCAAGTCTTAATATTTTATCCATTTCTTGTGGGCTTAAAGGGGGTTTTATCGGTTTACCTTCAAGTCGTTTTTTAATTGCTTCATAATAATGAGATAAATCCTTATTAATACTTGCTATTGTTATAACTCTTTCTTTTGGAATGGAGAAAACCTTATCAGTTGAAAACGGAAGCCACGGCGACAAAGAAGAATCATCTCTCATTCCAAAATTAGATGGTCTTGCCACAGTTTTTAATTGTAATGGTTCCACAATTCGCAGAAACTTATCATTATCGCTTACCGATATCTGTCCCACTAATTCGGTACCATCAATCAACTTAATTAATTTATATTCCGTTTGCTGTTTTTGTTCCATACTACTATTTATCTAATCTTTCAACTGAACATTGTGAATTTCATAATCAAATTCCTCTTCGGTATAAATGCTTATCCGTTCCTGAAAATGTTTTAAGGTAAAGTTTTCCCTACTATGGTAAGTCATATCATCTGCTATATCATATAAAGTAGCAGAAGTTTTATTATCTCCCAATCGGAGACCTCTACCTATACTTTGTAAATTTCTAATTCTGGACTTACTTGGACTAGCAAAAATAATATTATGTAAATTGCGAATATTAATACCAGTACTAAATGTGCCATATGATGCTACAATAATTGCATTGGATTCCTTTTCTGTAATCGCTCTGATTTTTTCTCTTTCATCTGCTTCAACTCCTCCGTAAATAAAAAATACCTTTCTATTACTATCCGCTTTCTCTTTTATCATTTCATATAGGTTCTTACCGTGTTTCTCTACTAATTGAAATAAACATAGGCTATTCCCCTCTAAATTCAACGCTAGGCGTCTTATAAAGTTATTTCGTGAACTACTACTCACTAAATAATCTATCTCCTCCTGATACTTTGCATTCCGAAATGCATGGCAATTTATATCTGTATGCTTTAAAATCAAGCATCGGACAGTTAAATTAGACAACTGTTTCTTGTCTATCAGTTTCTTTGTTGATGTAACTTTATTAACAGCACCAAACAAACCTTCTAATACTAACCTGTGGGTTTGAGCACCATCCAAAGTTCCTGTTAATCCAATCCTATATTTACAGGCTGTTAATTTCGTCATTATTGCTGTCAATGATTTTGACTTAAACAAATGTGCTTCATCTCCAAAGACAATACCAAACTGCTGAAAGTAATCTGTTTTTAATCGGTACAAACTTTGCCAAGTAGATATGAGAACTTTCTTATTTGTTATATTGGAATATCCACTATACAATCTATGGCAATTCTTATCTACATTCCATCCATATGATTTGAAATCAGTATACATTTGTTCGACCAATGATGTAGTCGGAACAATTAACAAACACCGATTGTTTGGTTTATCTTTTAGTAAATGTGTGTAGTATCGAATAAGAGTATAGATGATAAATGATTTACCACTTGCTGTAGGACTTAATAGTAATGCTCGATTATATTTTAAACTGTGATAGATAGCGTCCACTTGATAATCTCTTGCTTCAAACTTTTGACCTAAACTATTACAAAATTTAATTACTGTTTCTTTATCTACCTTATTATCTATATCAACATTCTTGCCACAAACAATATAATAACCTCGCTCTTCAGCAAACGCTTTAATATATGGATAAAGTCCAAAATATATCTCTTTGTACTTTTGAGAGAATAATCGTATCTTTCCATCCCAAATCCGGTTCCGAAAGCTGGGCATATACTTGTATCCTGGAACATAAAAAGTGAAGAAAACAGATATTTCTTGTAGAATACTTGGTTCAGCATCAAGTGTAAGATACACCTCGTCCTTTTTCTCTATAATTAGAGTTTCAGAATTATTTTGATTCATATAATTATATTGCTCCGCTTGTAAACTTCTTCCACTCTATCATATTCTTAATTAAGAATGTTCGATTGTTTAAACCTCTTAATATCTGTTCTAAATATTTAACAACAGTATTTAAATATGCTACTTTTTGATCCGCCTTTTGTATATCTTCATCTGAATCTATATAAATGTGTACATCAGATTTAAGGACTTTCAAATCAAATGGCTTTTCTCTATAGACAGATTCATCGGCTTTACCAGTATAATATTCCCACTTCTCCCGAGTTAATCCATTATAGTCTTGTTGCGCTTTCTTCAGCAATAGGGTAAACTTATTAAAATGTTGGAGGTATTTGTTGTGCAATAAAGGTATTCTTGCTGATTCAGAATCAAGTTCCGTATCATCAAGTTTCAAATCTTTATCCACTAATTGTTGTAATTCTTCTAATGTCATAATATACCATTATATCAAAAAACAGTAAGAAAGTCAAGAAAATTAAACCGTGCTAATCTGAACTATACTATAAAGTGTATAAGCAAAACCAGCATCAACAGCTAAATAATCTACATCACTTGCTTTTACAT